TTTCTAACATAAGGAACTCTATCTGTACCACTCCAAGCACCAGTTCCTCCACCACAACCTGTCTGAATAGGTATGCCAAAAGATGATTTGATTTTACAACTTGGAACTTGTAAGAATAAAAAGTGATATTTGTTTGTAGGTTTAATACCGTTTATCTTTTCAACCTTTGAAAATGTGGTAGATACATCGTTATCTTTTTCCTGTAATACATCTTGTCTATAATCATCCCAACATTCATCTCCTCTTTGCTTTATATCGGTCATTAAGTGCAATGTGTATAATGATATGGCTTTTAGGTAGTTATGCTCTCCATAGCCCTCTTGACATACCTCTTTGAGTGCTATTTCTAAAAGTGGTAAGAAGTCTTTCTCTTTTGTTTTTGAAAACTCAGGGAACATAACCCTAATATGTCTCATTACATCTGCTGTTTCTAGTTTCTTCATGATATTCTTATCCACCTGCAATAAGATTTTACTCTTTGATTTGACATAATATCAAGTTTTGATCCTGATACTCTTTTCGCCATAAGCTTAACTTCTTTGTTATCTGCTGTAATTTCAATGAGAGTAGTTATAGGAGCGTTGCCATCGCCTTGAAAAGTTATGATAGATTTTTCAATCTCTGTAGCACCTACCTGAAAGTAAAGCTCTCCTCTTGCATCTTCATTTCCTTCATGATGGATAACACCATCAAAGGCATAAACACCCTTATCAAGAGTGAACGATAAAACTTTTATAGGAGTTGGTTTTAGCATACAAGATGTTATATCCATAGTTGGGTTTGTGTCTCCTGCTAACATCTTCTTAGCGATTATCTTTTGGAGTTCATCTCTTAAAGATTTGATGTTTGCTACACTTGCATCATTTCCAGTTAAAACATCTTCCACTACTACAAGTTCTGTTTTATCTGCTTTTTCTGTCATGAGCTTTGCAAGTAGTAACTGATTATCTGCGATTATGCTTTCAACTTTTGATAATCTTAGTTCATGTTTTGCTAGTTCTATTGCTTGAGAGTTGTATTTTATATCAAGTTGTTTGTATCTTTCGTCTATTGCTACTATCCAAGCTATAAGAGCCGTTGGATTGTCTATTGTAATATCGCCTACATTTATAGGATAATTCATTGATAAGCCTTTTGTTTAGCTTATTATATGATTTTTAGGGGGGATTAGTTTTTATGCTCTTTCTTGTTGTAGATTGTTATAGTAGTGCAGATAGAAAACCCCCACCAAGGAGTTTTTCTAAAAAACTAGACTTTCTCATCGTGAGTCGTCACATCGCTTGATAGATGAAAAGTAGTGTATTACTCTTCAAGATTGTTATATAGATGGACGGTCTGCCTTATCCACCTTGTACCATTATAGTACAACAACCAAAACCACACAGACGGGATATAGAATACACCTTCTCTTTTTTGCTTACTATATTATTTTTCATTTCCATAGTCTGAAAACTTCTATCGTTGGGATAATCCTAAGATAGTGACCTTTTGAGCCTTTTTTGGTAAATCTAACAATGATAAATTTAAGGGGATTATTAAAGTGAAGTCAAGTTCGCATCAAGGCTTCAAGATAAAATCTCGTATATCCTTAAAGAGTCCCACTTTTTAAAGTGATACTCTGCCTTGAGTGCGAACTCTTTAAAGATATGAATGAATTATAGCTTATAAAAGCTTATTTGTCAAGGTTTTGTTTAAAAAGTTTTTTATGCAAGAGGGAAACCCTCTCACAAACGATATTAACCGTTGTTTTCGATAATACCACGAGTATCAACTAAAGTAAGAAGATTGTTAAGTCTCTCAAATTTAGCTGTAACTTTGTCATATTTACACTCAGAACCTTTTAGGCTATTGATAAAAGTAAGCAAATACTTAATATCATCGCTATAAGTGTCGATAGTAGGAAACCCAGCATCAGCTAAAAGCTTAAGATAACTAAATTCATCTCCCCCCTTGTTACAAGTTGAAATGTGAGTTAAAAGATTAGCTTTTTGAGCTTCCTCTTCTACATCTTTTGAAGTATCTAAACTATACTTACCATTACCATTAATTGAAGCTAATTGTATTCTTACTGCTTCAACTAAAGCTTTTTCTGCATCATTAAGATCCACACCTGCATATCCTGAGATGTCTCCTGCTGTGAAACCTTGTTGAATTTCGTTATCTAGTAAACCATCTTTGATAAGAGATAGTAATTCGATCATTGTTGGTGTCAACATTGTTATCCTTTTGTATTTTTTTAACACTCTCATTTTAGTCTGAAAAATGAGAGTGATTTTTGCTATCTAAGTTGTGTAAACTCAGTAATAGTTGTTCCTGCCATCGGATACCATGAACAATGCCACATCTCCCCAGTTGCAACCGACAAGTTTTGGTCATTGTCATTTGCTCTAGTTCCTCCAAGAGGTGTTTTAAGTACATAATTTTTTGCTCTTTGGGCTATTGCATCTATACCACTTCCTGAACCAGTTGCGAAAATCGTATAATGTCCACTCTCAGGAGCATCGCTAGGAATAAGCACCCTTTTCCCTTTTGCCACAATGTAGTGATTGCCACTCTTCGCCATAACATTACCAACATCTCCCAAGATAGCCTCAGGAGCAGATGACTCAGTTCTAAAAACTGAAACACTATGAACATTGTTATTCATGCCTATTACTACAAAATCCCCTTTTTTTAGGTTCATCGTCATGACATTTGCTGACTGAACACCATTCAAGATAGGAGTAAAGTTTTTATTTGATGCTACTTGTATATCTTCTTGGATAGTAAAAGTAGTGATACCATCGTTAATTAAATCTACTGTTACATCTTGGATATTGAACCCTGCATTTTTTACCATGTGAGTTGATGCCGACATAGTATTTCTTCCCTCTACTGTAAAGTAAACTTTTCCTCCATCGTGCCATCCAGTTACTTTATCCCCTCTTTTTAGAAATCTTTGTGTTACTGGTGCTTGTTCATAGCCACCTATGACCTCTATGATTGTTTTCCCTGCTGTTGCTACCATATTCGCATAGTTTTTTGAAATCATACTAAAAGGTACATTTTCTTTATATTTGTTTACTGCCATATAAAGGTCTGTTTGTGCATTTCTAAGGTCTATCTTTGGCTGTTCTCCACCTGCTGAACTAGCTGAGTGAATAAAGTAAACCATATAGAGGATACCTTTTTTAACAACTACTATAATATCTCCTTTTTTAACAGGTACAGTAGTAGACTCTCCACTTAACACACCATCTTTAACAGTTTTAAAAGCACCTGCTCCACTATAAGAGAGATTTAAATCTTTACTAGCTATATAGTGCTGAATTTGTCCATCTTCTAGTGCTAAGAAATCCGTACCCACATTATAGTTTCCATTCATAAGCGTAGCTGTACCATGTATCTTGTTTGTTGGTGGAGTAGTTCCCCCACCACTTGCAACATGGCTGAAAACTGAAACTGTCGGTGTAGTACCTCTCATTCCTAAGACTACAAAATCGCCTTCTTTAACTACAAGCTTTTTTACCTGAGCTGTTTGCTTTCCATCTACAATAGGAGTGAAGTTTTTAGTGCTTTGAAGTTCTAAGCCATCTTGAATAGTTACTGATAAGCTATCTCCTGCTTTAAAGTTAGCCATGTATCCAGTAATATCAAAGTTTCCATTTTTAAAAATGTGACCTCCACTTGGAGTAAACACACCCTTATCAGTTCCGAATCTAAGCATATTGTTTGCATTTGTACTTAGCTTAACACTTAGCTTACTTGGTATCGTGCCTTCTCCCTCTAAGCCGTTTGTATGCTCAACTCTTACAAGCATATTTGTTGGGATACTTCTAACCTCTTTAATCCATCCTTGAAGCTTTCCACTTGCATCGTTTGCAAAGTACATCTCAACTACTGAGCCTTGTTTGAATATTGTAAAAGGAAGCATCATATCAGGCATAGGAGCTATTTGTCCGTCCATGAGAGTATTGATTATCATGCCGTTACCGTTCTTAGCTGTAAATCCACCCTGCGACTCATGGATTATAAAATGAAACTTATCTCCATCAACAATATCAGCTAAATCAATGTTTATCATTTTCTTAGCCATGATGATAGGCTTTTCTCTATGAACATGCTTTATGTCAAAAGAGCCATCTGCCCAGTACGATTTATCAGATACGGGAGAAATAGGATAGTCGTGAGTTACGCCCTCTTTATCAGTCCATCTTAACTTAGGCTCTGCAATATCATTATCTATAATCTCAGCTTTGAGGTTTTTAAGCTTTGCTATATCTGCTACTGCTTTTGCTAAGTCTGTCTTAAGCTTGTCAATATCTGTTTTGTTTGCATCACTAGCTGTTTTGAGTTCATCTAGTTTGTCTTGAAGTCCTGCTATGTTTGCTATTGTCATAGCATCAAGCTTGGTTTTGTTAGCTTTTACAAAATCTACAACCTCTTGAAGTTCATCAAGCGTGGTATCATCACTAGCTAAAAGTTTTTTGGTATCATCTATAGCTTTAGCATTTTTTGCTATATCTGCCTTTACTGCTGTATCGTCATAATCTGTACCTGTACCTGTGTCTTTTTTTGGTAGTCCGAACGGATTTTGAGCGTACTCATTTTCTTTTACATCATAATTCATGAAGTTTCCTTTATATTTTGTTTATGATGTTATTTTAGTGAGTGTGGTGGTTTTAGTTTTTGGAGTGAGTAGAGAGGAATTTTACCCCTCTGCACCGATTTTCTCTTTAAGTGTTGAGATAGTGTTCTTATAGTGAACTTTTACACCTTTTTCTTTTGCTTCTGCAATAAGTGCATCATGTTCAACTTTTCCCTCTTTAAGTCTGTTAAGGATTGCTTCTTCACTCATCTCATTTGATACTGTGATTTCAAAGCGTCTCAAATCCTCTTTAACCTCAGGTGGTAAATCTAAAACATTTGTGTTAGCTTCTTTAGCTATTTCATCTGCTACTTTTTCAACATCATCATTTGTATCGCCTAATCCACCTGAGACAGCTATTAAGCCCTTTTCTTTGTAGATTGATAAGATAGGTAGGTCTTTGAAGCTATCGTCTACTGTAGTAACCAAAGATGGCTCTAGTGTTACGCTTCCATTTTCTCCGATAAGTACTATGTCTTGTAATGTTTTGTTAACTAATATCATGTATTCCCTTTTAAATTTTTTTGTAGGGATATTGTAGGGGGATTTTGTGAGAGGTTTTTTGTGAGAGGTTTTATTCTCTCACAAAAGATAGATTATAGTCCTTGAACTATTCTACCGATTTTTCTTTTTGCTTGTTTAGCATCTGCACCGATTACAGAAATATTCTTTAGTCTTAAACCAAGGTTCTTTGATGCAAATAAACTTTCATACTCTGTCTTATGGTCAACATGGCTATCTGAACCACCACTACCAAGCATAAACGCTGTTGGTGCAGGTAGTCTAGCTTCCATGAAGTATCTATCAAGATAACCGATAAAAGCACATTTGCTATCATCTTTAAGAAGTGACTGAATTTGTCCCATAGAAGGACTATCAACAAAGTTAACTCCACCAACATTTACAAACACTTTTTTAAGAGCGTTCATAACTGTATGAGTCTCAGTACCTACAACGATTTCAGCCATTGCGATAAGTAGATATATTTCCGTTGGAAGTATAATGTCTACTTTTCTAGTTTGAACTGTTTGCATAACACCAATAGGGTTAACATTTTTCATGAAGTCGTAAACCTGAGCTTTTAACTCTTTGTAAATCTCTTCTGCTGTAGCTACTTCAAACTTCTTACCAAGAGTGTTATCACTTCTTCCTATTTCAGGAGAGTTACCTAAACCATAGATACCTGCTGTAACTACTTGAGGGTCTGTACCGATACCCATGAAGATGTCATTATCAGTCATAGAGTGAGACAAGAAAAGTGCATCAACATCGTTTCTAAGTTTTTCCTCAGCACCTTTCTCACTAGCTATATAACCACCTGCTTGACTTGCAACTTTAGAGATAAGCATAAACCCATCACTATAACTTCTACTAATCGCCTTATCTCCCTCGATAACTGGAAAATCAGTTGAAGAGTATAGATTAGACTTGTTTGGAGTTCCATGAACACCTAGAGAGCCACCTACTAAAGTTTCAAGTTTTGTAGATAAATCTCCATCTGTATTGATTAAACCTTTGAATAGTTTAACATATCCTATTTCATCGCTTGTTAGTGCGTTTCTTGAAGCTGTAGCAACTCTACCGTTGACTGTTGAAACATGCTTACGGAAGTAGCTCTTGTTATTTGCCATTGTATAACCTTTTGTTTTATTTTGTAGGTCAATTTTAGACTTTTTTAAAATGGCTGTTTTTGTAGAGTGTTTAAGGCGTGTATCTATCTCCTTTTGATAGATTTTCAAAAGCCCAAAGTGGCTGTAGGTTGTCAAGTCTATTGCAAAGTTTACAAAAAAGTTCATCTGATAAATTTGGATATTTACTATTGTAATATGAGATAGGTTTTATATGGTCTACATGCCATAATCCGTGATTTTCCCAAGTCATAAATAGGTCAAACTGGCTTTCTATATGGTCGAATAGCTTTTTAGGATTTGGAAATATTTTTGAGGTTGAAAAAGTTTTATTTCTATTGGATCTAGTGATGGTATTTGTTACCTGCCATCTTACGATATTGCTTTTTCTGTATTTGCTGGTTCTTTTTAGTCTATGGTGTCTAACCATGCTCCTTTTGTTTCTCTTTTCTTTTTGCTTGTTACTTAGATTTTTATTTTTAACCTTAGCATCTTGTAATAGCTTTTCTTTATTTTCTTTATAATAATTTCGTGAATAAATAACCTTCTTATCTCTGTTTTTATCTCTATGCACTTTTGCATATTTATTTATTTTATCTTTATTATTGTCTCTATACTCTTTTGCTTTTACTAGAATGTTATCTTTGTTTGAAATATAATACTCTTTTGCTTTATTCAGAATATCCACCCTGTTTGAGGAGTATCTATTTTTTGACTTCTCTTTAGCACATTGTTTACATATAGAACCATGGCTCTTTCTGCCTTCTCTTATATAAAACTCACTTAGTGGCTTATCTTCTTTGCATTTAGTACACTCTTTGGTTTGAAATAAATTGAAAGTTTGTTGATTATGACTCATTGAGGTTTCCTTTTAACGGTTATCTTTTCAACGATTATAAAACGGCAGGGTAATTACTCCCTGCCTACTTCCGTTAAAAAGTAATATATTATATCATAGTATTTACGATATAAGCTTAAATCTACTTGTTTATACGGACGATAGCATATCCCCAAGCTTTTGAACTCGTTTCATATACTGCATCAGGTAAATCAGCACCACTATTACCACACATACCCACTATCTTAGTCTTACCATCTACTGCAACCGTTGCATCTCCTGCATCTGTATATTTAACTGGATCGCCAATAGCTACATCTTCAAAAACTCTTACACATACAGAGCCTTCTTCTAATATAGAGATACATTCTCCCTTTTTCCAAAAAAGAGGATCTTTGTTTCCATAAGGAGCATCAAGACCTTTGATTTCAAAATCAGGATTATCACAAGTTGGTGCTATCAAGTTTTTCTTAATAGAAATACCAATAGGTTTAGTTCCTTTATCTGCTGGATTAGCACCTGTATCCTCTCCATCAACTCTTACAACTACTACTCCAAATGCACAATTTTCGTCTTTTAGTACATATCTTGAAGCTACTCTATGACCTAATATGTCATGTGTTAACGCTCCTGCTGTTGCTAATACTGTTCTTGCCATTACTTTGTACCTCCAAAAATATCATCATAAACACTATCTAGTGCATGACTAGCTGTTTTTACTTCTTTGTTTGCATTTACCTGAACGATAGTTGCATCTTTTTTTCTAGTTACATAAAAGTTATAAACTGCATTAAACGCTGAGTAAGCTCGACTCTCATCTTTCTCATCTGTAGCCATAACAGTATTGATAACTGATAGTAAAGTTGCTTTCTCTTTATCTTCTACCTCAAAATCTTCATCCATCTCTTTAGCTTTGTTGATAACATCTTCAAATCTAGCTGTGGCTTTGATAACTTGTAACTCATCATTAGCTTTTTGAAGTTCAGTATTTTCTTTTTCAAGAGCATTTACTTTACCGTTTAAAGCACCGATAGCGTCATTAACTAAGTTACCGACTTCTTCATCGACTTTTAGAGTTTTACCATTTAGTGATATATCCATTTTCTTACCTTTTTGTTTATTTTGTGGTTCAATTTTAGACTTTTTACTTTTATCTGTTTTTGTAGTGTTTTTTATAGCGTTGAGCATTGTTTTAACAACTGCTTTATTTTCATCTTTAAACGATGTATTAGTAGATTTTTCAGTATCAAACTTGATTTTACAATCTCCCTCACACCTTCCATAGTCAACTAGGCTAAGATGGTCTCCGATGATTTCATTTTTCAATTCTAACTGATAACCCTTCTCTTTTGCTTCTTCTTTTGATAGCCAATTGTATTGAACTTTACCACCCCACGATAATTCTACTTTGTCGTTCATGATGTCCGTTACCATCTCAGCATCAAAGATTGATACCTTAGTTTGGATTTCTCCATCTGAATTGATAGTAGCTTCACTCGTAATACCTTTTCCAAGGTATTTGTTAGCCATGTTCTTATCTTCCATATCCATGATAAGCATAAATGGGTGGTCGTTAGTTACTGGAAGAAATGACAAGCTTTCAAGAGAGTTTTTAAATACCTCTTTTGGGTACATACAATCTATAAACTCTAAATCCTTAAAATCGTCAGGTACTATTATCTCTGAGTTGTGAAGTTTGTGTATTTTTGCTTTTGCTATAACTGCATCAAAGGTTACTACTCCGTTTGAGCTTTTTCTGTTTTTTGTAGATACTTTGTTGAAGATGTTTATAAACATCGCTAATCTCCTTATGTTGATAGCGATAGTTTACATTAGATAAGTGTTAAGTGTTTTTGAAGTTAAACATTTTTAGATATTTCATCATTTTTGAGAGTTGCCATAGGCTCATTGTCACTATAAGTAAAAGCATTATCTCTATGTTTCCAAATCCTGCCTATGTCTCTAAGTGTTTCAGCTACACCAAGTGTAACCGTTAAGACTGCTAGTACCATAATACCAAGACCTAAGATGATAAAAAAAGTGAGTACAACCCCACCAAACACAAACTCTAACACTTCTTTATACATCATGATAAACCCTTTTCATTTTGGGGATTTTATCTTAAATATCAAAAATGTATTTTCTGTAACACCTACAGTTTATTTCTCTCATAAGCTTATCTCCATGAGTATCTCCACTCATTTCATAATGCTTTCCATTTGCTTCTTTATGAGTAGTCCTTACTCTCTCATCCCCTGCTGTTTTATATATCCACTCCTCAGCATCAAGAGCCATTGTCTTAGCGTGTGTTAAAGCTCTATTGATTTGGAGCGTTTCATTTCTAGCTATCAAATCAAAGTTTTTAGCACTCTTGCCTATTTCCTTTTCGATAATATCTCTTATAGGTATAGGGGATCCATCAAGCACATTTCTAATAAGAGCTTTTTCTAGGTTTTCAACTAATCTTCTTGGTACACTCTTTATCCGCTTGGTGGTGTATACAGTTTCATTCAGTACATCTTTTTTAGTAACCATATCAAAATCAATATGCCTATGGATAGTTAAGTTTTTAACCTGAGCGAACTCTTTGTCGAACCTCTTGTTATTTGACTCTATGTTATCATCCATCCAGTTTTTAACAATATCTACAACCTCAAAGCTTTTAAGAGTCTTTTTTAGTTTTCTTATAATCTTGTCTATCGTGGTTATATTTCGATTTATGATGATAGATGATGTATTTGTTATATCATCTTCTAACAACTCTTTTTGAGCCATTTGTAGCCATTTATCGCACTCTTTTATTAAGTTCTTGTATGCTTTATGGCTTGGTTTTGGTTCTCGTATGGTTATTATCAAACTTTAGAGCCTTTACTATGCTCCAAGACACCATCATTGATAAACTTTATAATCTCTTCATCTGTTAAGCTTGTTTCTAGGTTTGTATTAAGAGTACTTATTATATCTGCTCTAGTTTTTTGAGTGTCACACTCTTTTTTATCAAAGTCTAGTTTTTCCTCTCGTGAAATATGCTCTAAACTTGCATATTCTATATCTAGCTTTATTCCAAGTAGAGGGTTAATAAATTCAAGGATCGGAGTAAAATATTTAGATTGAATTTCACGACCTACGAAATTATGCCAGTTTTCCATCTCATGAGTACCTGAGCTGAAACCTGAGGGGCTTTTACCAAACAGTATAGTCATAGGTATCTCAGATACGGCACTAACCATGAGCATCAAGGAGTTTTGAAGTTCTGTAAATTGAGATATGTTTTTAGTTATCTGCTCTAAATCTTCCTCTTTATCAATAGGCATAAGATGAAATGAGTCCATTAAGCTGTAAGACACCTGTATCCTCTCAAATAGTTTCTGATACATCTTTTGACATTCGCTTTCATTCCCACAACTGGACAAGCTTTCAGCTAAACCATTCATTTTGATAATATCTGATTGTAGTCTATGCATGAGTTTTACAGGTACCCTGAAACTATCCTCCAAGTATGATACAAACTCATAAACATCTTCTATGATAGAGCTATCCTCATTATGCAAGAGTTTTTCTCCACCTAGTACAATATATCTATTCTCATGAACTTCGTACTCTACAGTTTCTCCATCTTCTATGACTTCGACTTTAAACGATTTTACTCCATCTTCGTATGTAAATGTATTATCATCAATGATTATCGTTAAAAAGCCTAAGAAATTGTTTGAGGGGTTACTATCAAGAGGTTTGCCATCTTTGTAAATTAGTGCTATGTTTCCTACTTTTCTAGCTTCGATAACTGCATTTCTTAGATGATCCTTGACTTTTAGTTCAGTATATTTTTCTAAAACCTTGTCATCTGCTGTTATGAAGTTTTTTAGAGCTTCTGCTATAGGTTTTTCGATAATCTTTCTAATCAACGGACTTGCATCAAATTTGCTTTTTAATACTTCTATTTCTAGTTTTTCATAGTCATCTGCTTCACGGAGTCGTTGCTCGATGAAGTTTGAAAAGCCTTTGAGTGAGTTAGTGAGTGAGTTCATAATCTCTCCTTTTGTTTGGAGAGATTATATCGTTTTTTAAAGTGTAGTGCTATGTACTAAGTCTGTTCCTTTATCTTTAGTAAAAACTCTTAAAAATTCTACTTTCATTTTTTCCTTATCTATCTTGCACTTAGCATTACCTATGACAAGAGTTCCACGGAGATTGATAGTTTGTATGTTTACTTCCTTATCAGTTGTTTTTACCCACCTGTAGCCATTTTGTGTAGCATAAGCTTTGCATAGTTTGGTAGAGTTATCATCTTCTTTCTTTTCTACATCTCCAAAGTTGATAACTAACACTATTGTTACGATAAAAAGCATCAAAAGAGCGAAAAGCCCTTTGATTAGTTTGTTGATTGTATCCATTTTAAACTCCTAGTAGTTTAATATTTGTATCAGTAAGTAAAGTGATAGACTTTCCAAACAACTTAACTGCTTCTTCCTCTGTTACATTCCACTCGTCTTGAACATCTTTAGGCTTCATAATCCAGCCTTTGAGCTTTCCTATCTCAACATTTAGCATCATTAGAAAATCTTGATTAATTTTGAGGTGTACATTTCCATTTTTAAATCTTTTGTATTCAAGAACCATAGGATCAGTTTCTACATCTGCAAAGCAAAATCCCTTTTCCCCTGTGTCAACACCATAGCAACCTTTGTTTTTAAATCCCATGGTATCTGCTACAGTTGCAAGATCCGAATAGATTGAAGATGTAACCCTGCTATTGTAGTCTGTAGTTACTCCATTCTCAACAACTATCCTATAATCAAGGTTTAAGCTCCATTTTTCAGGTATCTGTTTGTTATTGTATCTCCAACCTCCGTCAGTCCACTTTGTGTTAGACTTATAAGCAGTTACATTGTCAAAGCTCATCATCTTGTCATAGACCTCTATAGCTTGTTCTTTTGTGTACTTGTTTGAGTTTTCAATTGCCCATATAACTACACTATAGATATTTGAGATAGTAAAATCAAGCTCACTAAACCAAATAACTTCACTTAAAATCTTGTTTCTCATCTTTGAGGTTAATCTTTTAGTAATGCTATCTGTATGGTCGAACATTTTTCTCCAATACTTATTTTTCAAGCTTCTAATATCATCTTTGATTTTTTCTAAAACCTGCTTTCTGCTGATACCAAGCTGTTCAATTACTGCAAAATCTATAGAAGATAGTTGTTTATAGTTTTGTATCATCTTGTATCGTGCATCATTGCAAGACTTTGTAAGTACCTCGGCTATCTTGTCGTTATGCTCCTCTATGTTTGTTTCGCTTAAATCAATGTTATCCTCGAACTCGACTTCTTCATACTTATCAAAAGTACCTATGTTCTTAGCTATCCAGTCATTGAAAGTATCTTGACTGTTTGAGGTAACTCTACAATCAATTCTTATAATATCAATCTTAGCTCTAGCTTTTCTATCAGCATCAAGGAAGTCATAAGATCCTATAACTTCAAACTCTCCCTTATCTTCTATCTGATACTTTAGTTCATCATCATTTTTCCATCTCTCAGGGATTATCAAGTAGATAGATTTTGAGTTTACCTCACTAAGTATCTTTTTAGTCCACTCTTTAAACTCGCTGTACGGAGGATTACAAAATGTTACTCCAAACTTTTTATCTACCAAAGATATATCAGAAAAGTCTCTACCTATGAGCTTCACATTTTGTCTAATTAGATTGTTTGCGTGTAGTGTTGCTTTTTCTATAGCATAAGGTTTAGCGTGTACTTCTATATTTCCATAATCGCTTGTAAAGTGTGCTAATGCTCTTCCATCTCCTGCACCTATGTCAATTACATCTCCAAGATATAGGTTATCTTTATACTCAGGACTCCAAGCATCTTTAAAATAGAGCATATCATCTTTATATTTTCTACCTGCTCCTATTCCTAGAGAGAGTTCAGTTTTAGCTAGTTTAAGTATATCTACTTTTACACACTCTAGCATCTCAGTTGTAGTTGGATACCACTCAAAATCTTCATTGTTTTCTTTTAGATGTTTTACTGTTAATGCACTCATTATTTTGTTACCTCAATTCCTACATATCTTGCATATCCGTAACCCTCAGGGTTAACCGCTATAGTTTCATCTGTGTTTTTGTTGATAAGGATAGTTACTAAGTTTGCGTTGTTTTTTCTGAACTCAGCCAACAACTCTCTATCTTGCAACAAAATATGAAACTCTTTGTCTGAGTCAATAAGTCTCTTGTCATCTCCTGTATAGATAGCTCCACCTTTACCACGGTATAAAATGTTTTCATCTAAGAAACTGTTTGTTATGTCATCCCACTCATCTTGATTAAGTGTAAAAACTCCCTCGACCTTGCATTTTTCCATTCTCCAATTTGTGTACTCAGTTTTTTCTTCTTTTGCACACTCTTCTTTGTATGTATCTAAACAATCATTTTTGTTTATACTTGCAAACTTTGCTGTTACGATGTCGCCTAATTCAATTTCTTTTTTCATTTTATAAATCCTTTTAACTTTTAAGATACAGTATTATAATATAGTATTGCTTAAAATAATATTAAATAATAGAGTATTGTAGGTTATTTTGTTAATAATCCCATGAAGTTACCTTTTTAGAGGATTGAATAAGTCCACCAAGGCTATAACGGAGTCCGTCCATATAGTGATTATGTTTGTCTACTAACTTACTTGTTACATTCCCTGCTCTATCAACTTTATAGCTATACTTCACAAACTCTTTAGCTGTATTCTTACATCGGGGGTGTATGTAGATATGCTCAAACCCTCTTATGTAGGATATTCCATCTTCTATGCTCCCTGCCCACTTTTTCACACCAACGATATTGTAGCCCTGCTTTTTTATAAAGCTTATCGTCTCAGGTCTTGCACTATCTCCATAAATTAAATCGTTTTTTCGGTCGATAATTTCATCTACTACTAAATAAGTATCGTTGATTTCTATTCCAACACCACCACTTTCACGGTCTATGTATAAACACTTATCTTTTATGTAGCAACTTACCCCTGCTGTAGGATCGACACTAAATCCAAAATCAAGCCCAAAATATCTATCAACATCATGAGGAGTTTCAAAAGCTTCTACTGAAAACTTATCTTTATAGACTTGCGAGTCGCTTCTTGTTTTGTATTCTCCCATGTAGATATGTAAATAGTTCTCATAGTCTTTTCGTGCCATCTCCTCAGCTTCTTCTTTTATGCTTGTAGGACAAAATTTATTGTCTGTATAATTTGCTTTTATCAAGATAGAATTTGGATTATCTCTAAAAATTTCTTCTACTGCATCATCTTCACTTTTTGGGTTCCATGAAAATAATATCTCACTACCCTCAGCTCTTATTGTTGGTGTTAAAAGTTCTAAAGAGTGTTTTGTTATCGTTTGTGCTTCTTCCACCCATGCTAAAGAAAAACCCTCTAGCGACTTGATGCTATCTGCTGTATAGTCTCTTAGTCCTTTAAAGATTATTTGACCAGTACCAAGCTTTGACCTTATCTCATTTGATAGTATCTCAAAGTGTGCATTTAGTCCTAATGTGTTTATTCTATCTTCTAGCAACTTCTTGGAGGAGTGTTTGATTGATAGCTGTACTTCTCTTAGGCATACTGTACTTAGATTTGGGTCTTGAACACTCTTGACTAAAATGTAATCTGCGATAGTCCATGATTTGCTAGATCCTCTTCCGCCACTTAAACCTTTGTACCTCTTCTTACTTTTATACATCGGCTCAAAAATCTTAGGTATCTGCAGGTTCACTTTTAAAACTCCTTATCAGTTGTGTTTTACATGGGGTCTATTTTTTAGACAAATTCTATTTTTATTGCTTGGACTACTTGGTTTATATTTTGATTGTTTACTTCTATCTTTGAACTCTCTTTAGGGTTTGCGACACTTTCAAGGTCTTTTACTACTCCACTTGCACTTTTTAAATCCTTTGGCTCTAGTAAGTCGTTTTCAACTGCCCCCAAGAGTTTCGTTTGTATGGCTTTAGCTAGTTTACGATTATTGTCTATTATGATGTTATCGTCTGACTGTGTGTTTATTCTCTCAGCAACAACATCATTTATAGCCTTGATTT